ATGAACGATGCTAAAACTATTGGAGAACGTCTTTTGAAATTGCGTCTTTCTGAAAAGAAAACGCAAAAAGAAGTGACTGAAGCCATTGGAATTAGCGTTTCAGCGTTAACTATGTACGAAACAGGGAATAGAATTCCTAGAGATGAAATCAAGGTTAAGCTGGCACATTATTATTCTACAAGTGTAGAACGTCTTTTTTATGCCTAATCGTGACACGTATCGTGACAAAAAAGGAGGCGCAAAATGAATAATTTACAAATTTTCAACAGTCCCGAGTTTGGGCAAGTTCGTACAATCCGGCAAAACGGGGAACCTTGGTTTGTTGGTAAGGATGTAGCAGAGATTCTTGGGTATACCAACCCAAGCAAGGCGCTTGTTGACCATGTTGATGACGAGGACAAACTCAATAACGATTCGTTATCGAGTTTAGGACAGCGCGGCGGATGGCTCATCAACGAAAGCGGTCTTTACAGCTTAATCCTCTCCAGCAAGATGCCCAAAGCGAAGGAATTCAAGCGCTGGGTGACAAGCGAAGTCATTCCGGCAATCAGAAAGACCGGCGGTTACATCGCAGGCAGTGAGAACATGACGGACGCAGAGATTATGGCGAAGGCCGTGCTGGTAGCGCAAAGTACTATCCGGCAGCGTGACCAGCGCATTAAGGAGCTGGAAAGCGATGTGGCAGCGGCGAAACCGAAGGTGCTGTTTGCAGATGCAGTGAGCGCGTCGGACAGCACGATTCTGATTGGCGACCTTGCGAAGATTCTGAAGCAGAACGGTTACAATACCGGACAGAAGCGTTTGTTCCAATGGCTGCGTGACAACGGCTATCTGATTAAGCGTCAAGGCGCTGATTATAATAGCCCTACGCAGCGCTCGATGGAATTAGGGCTGTTCAGGGTAAAAGAAACACCAATTATCCATGCTGATGGTCACGTAACTGTCAACAAAACGGTTAAGGTAACTCCTAAAGCACAAATTTACTTTGCAAATAAGTTCTTAGGGGGCAAATGCAGTGAAGGATTTGAGTAATCAACGCTTCGGGCGACTGGTGGCTATTAAGCCATGTGGTAAAAACAAATACCGTAATGTTTTATGGTTATGTCGCTGTGATTGCGGCAAGGAGCATATTGTTCCTAGCGGTAAGCTGCTTCAAGGAAAATCAAAATCTTGTGGATGCTATGCCCATGACTTGCATGTTACACAGCTTGAAAAACATGGGATAACGACCGGCGGAAAACCCAGAACTTTTGTTATATGGAATGGGATGAAAGCCAGATGTTTGAATCCGAAAGCAGTTTCTTATAAAAATTACGGTGGCAGAGGAATAAAAATCTGTGATGACTGGCTTACCTTTGCTAATTTCCATAATTGGGCTGTAAATAACGGATACCAAGATGGGTTAGAACTGGATAGGATAAACAATGACATGGACTATTGCCCAGAAAATTGCAGATGGGTATCTAAGGCTTTCAACCTTGGGCATCAAAGAAAAACACGATTTATTGAAGTATGCTCAATAAAGTTGAACGTAACAACTTGGTGTAAGGAAGTTGGATTATCCAAAACGAAAGCTTACCAACTTTTGCATATTGGAGAAGACGCTTTTCGCGAAGAAGTTAAGAAAAGAATTGTTGCCGGCAAAGGCCAGCAGTACTTTATCAACAAGTTTTGTGGGGCGTGATGGTGGATGGAAGATAAAAATATGACGACCTGCCCGCATTGTGGGAAAGTCGTCAAAAAAGGAAACTTCTGCAATAAATGTGGCAAGAAGCTGGCTAAGATGTGTGACTGCTGGCTGATGAAGCGCCCATATCATTGCAACTTTCAGAAGTGCCCTGATATGTCAGCCTTTACTTTACTGCTTCTGCATATTCAGCAAGACCAAAAGCGTAGGAAATACGTTTTTCTTGCACCAATCCTTGAAGCAATCAACAGCAAGTCCTTGAAGACCATCAAGAAACTTAGCGTAGACCAGCGCAGCATAACGAGACTGGGGAGTTTCAACGATAATGTCTGGTATAAAATCTACTAACTGTAAAATCACCTCCTTGCTGTAATCACATTATAACACGGAGGCTACCAAGAAAAGAGGGTTTAACATGGCAAGAACAGGAAGACCGACCAAAGAAGAACAGCGTACACGCAAAGCGGCGAACGTACCAACTCGCCTGCTGTATTCCACGAAAGAAGCATGCCTTCTGCTGAACTGCGGACCTAGATTTTTGCGTGAACAGATTGACGCAGGGCTACTGCGTTATGTACCGCGCGGGAATTACCGTTATGTGTCGGCGCAGGCGCTGCAAGACTACCTGATTAACCAGGAATGTCAATGCGAGTATAAAGAATAGTGAGGCGCGGAATATGAAAAAGATACTTATGATTTTGCTCGCAGCCTGTTGCGTTTGGGCTGCATGGGACGCAACACGTCCGACAGAAAAATATGTTGTGAAGGCTACGGCCGGCGAAGGGGATACCCTTTGGCACCTGGTGGGTGACACCATGCAGCGCGAAGGAGACCGCAGAGATATTCGCGAGGTTATCTTCTGGACGCGCAAAATCAGCAATATTAAAGGCGGACTTCAGCCGGGGGACATCGTGCTGATTCCAATCGAGGTGCAGAGATGAACGAAAGAGATTATGACGGCCTGACAATGGACTACTTCCAAAATCAGCTGCTTGCAAAAGGCATCACCAAAGAAATGTTTAACATGGATCAGTTTGCCGGCCTTACCACCCGGGAGCTGCAGAACATCGTAAACAACGTAAGTTTAGAGGAGGCATAGCATGAAACTGTTTGATATAGACGAAAAGCTGGCGGCCTGCGTCAAATTGGACGAAAGCCGCGTTGTAGATACCGAAAGCGGTGAAATCATCGACCTTGAAGCAATCGCTGCTCTGGAAATGGAGCGCGACAAGAAGATTGAGAATCTGGGCTGCTGGTATAAAAACCTGTTAGCGGACGCAGAAGCATTGAAAGCGCAGAAGAACGCTTTCGCAGAACGTGAAAAGGCAGCCAAGGCCAAAGCGGAAAGCCTTAGAGGTTTTTTGAGCCGCTATCTGAACGGCAAAAAGTTTGAAAGTGCCAAAGTAGCTATGAGCTTCCGTAAAAGTGAAGCAGTGGAGTTTGACGCAAAGTGCATCGGCGATGTTCCGGAAGAATTCCTGAAATTCAAAGATCCGGAGCTGGACAAGGTTGCAGTCAAGAAGGCTATCAAGGCCGGTGAAAGTGTACCAGGCTGCGAACTGGTACAGCGCCAGAACCTGCAGATTAAATAAGGCGGTCAATCATGGATAACATGCAAATCTATAATCAGCTTACTACGCCGCCTGACGAAGCCATCAAACCCATACAGGGCGGCAACTTAAAAGGCAAAAGCGACATTAACCCGCAATGGAAGATTGAAGCCATGACTTCGGTTTTCGGACCGTGCGGTATTGGCTGGAAGTTTAACATCGCCGATGAAAAGACGTTCCAGTGCGGTGACGGACAGATTTTATTGTTCCTGACTGTTGCGCTTATGTATCAAGATGGAGAAGGCTGGAGTGAACCGGTTTACGGCTGCGGCGGTGACTTCATCGTAGAGAAAAACAAAAACGGGCTTGTTCCTAATGACGAAGCCTATAAAATGTGCCTTACCGACGCGCTGGGCAATGCTATGAAGTGCATCGGCGTTGCTGCTGATGTGTATCGTGGCTTGTGGGGCAGCAAGTATGGGGAAAGCCACAGAACCGAGCCACAGGCTCCCCGCCAGACGAAGGCTGCAGGGAAGCATACCGACAAGGTAACCAGCTATCAGCTGGGGCAGCTGCAGACGTTGGCAAAACAAAAAGGCGTTGCTGTAGACAGCATTGTGCAAGGCTATAAGCTCAGTAAGCTGCAAGACATCACAGCAGCGCAATGGGCGCAAAGCATGAACAGCCTCAGAAAGCTGGCGGATGTATGAGAAAGAGCATACTGCAGGACAGAAAAGAGTGCTTCTGCTGCGGTACTACGTTGAACCTGGAACGCCACCATGTAATCCATGGTACGGCGGGGCGCAAGATAGCAGACCGCTTAGGGCTTACTATCTGGCTGTGCGCTGAGCACCATCGGGGGGCATACAGCCCCCACCAGCGCCATGACGTAGACCTGCGCTATAAGCGGTTCGCACAATCGTGCTACATGGACCGGTACGGCACCCAAAGCGGTTATGCTTTGTGGATGGCGGAAGTTGGCAAGAACTATTTGTAAGGGGGTGAAGCTATGAAAAGCCAAGATTATGCTAAAATCAAAACCTATTACCACGGAGCTTTGAGCTTTGCTTACCGCTGCTCTTACTGCATGCACAGCAACGACGGCACGCCGGGCAAAATCTGCAAGGGATGCGGCAGAATTTTACTTGAAAAGAGCAACAAAGATGAAAGCACAGATTAAACATATAGCTGACGTGGCCTGTATGGGCTCTACAATAGAGTTTACGGTGGTGCTTGATAGTTTGTATAGGCAGGATGTTTTTGAAGTCCTGAACGCGATGCAGAGCGATAAGAAGCCATATACGATATCCATTGACCGCCAGAAGCGTAAGCGTAGCCTGAACGCCAATAACTACATGTGGCAGCTGTGCCAGAAGATAGGCGAAAAGATTGGTGCTACCAAGGAAACGGTATACCGCAAAAACATCCGCGAGGTTGGCAGCTTTGAAACAGTGGAGCTGATCAGCGCGGGTGCGGCACGGTTTATCCGCAGCTGGGAGGCTAACGGCCTTGGCTGGGTGGCGGAACCCATGAGCGAACGCGGCGGTTATACGACTGTAATTGCCTATTATGGCAGCAGCTCGTATGATACTGCCGAAATGTCCAGGCTGGTTGAAGCTGTGGTTGAGGAAGCCAAGGCCTTGGGCGTTGAAACTATGACACCTTTAGAACTTGACCGACTGAAAGCGGCATGGAAAGGGAGCTGATAAAGTGGCGGACGTGAAATGGATAAAGATTGCCGTTGATATGTTCGACAACCGCAAGATTAAACAGATTGGCAGCATGCCGGAGGGCGACAGCCTTCTGCTGATGTGGGTGCAGCTGCTCTGCCTTGCCGGTAATGTCAATGATGGCGGCTTTATCTATCTGACAAAGGAAATACCATATACGGACGAAATGCTGGCCACGCAGTTTAACAAGCCTATTTCGACTGTAAGGCTTGCGCTGAAGACCTTTGAACAGTTTGGGATGATAGAGATTATCAACAACATGATTTTCCTGTCAAGCTGGGAGAAGTACCAGAGCACAGACAGGCTGGCGACGATAAGAGAAAAAGACAGAGAACGCAAGCGGAGAAAAAGGGAAGCGGAAAAGCTTTTGCCCCAAAATTCCACGGAAATTCCGCGGACATCCATGGACGTTCCACGCATAGATATAGAAGGAGATATAGATATAGATAAAGATAAGAATAAGAGTATATCTAAAAAATCCCCCCGCCATAAACACGGCGAATATCAAAACGTGCTGCTGTCCGATGATGACCTGGAGAAGCTGAAGGCTGAGTTTCCTTCTGATTGGGACCAGCGTATACAGCGCTTGTCTGAATATATGGCTTCCAGTGGTAAAAGCTACAAAAATCACCTTGCTACTATCCGCAATTGGGCAAGGCGTGATAAACCGGCTGCCAAGAATGCAGGCGGTGAAGATATGACTGATCTGGATAAATACTTTTAAGAAGGTGAGTACATGGAAAACATAACGGAGGTTTTAATGGAATCTGTTGCGAAGGCGGAAAAAATGATTGCAGCAGAAGAACCAGCGCCGGGTGATTACCGAAAAGATGGTTTGCTTTACTGTGGCAAGTGCCATACGCCGAAAGAATTCCGCGGTAAATTTCTTGGTATGGTCAAGGTGGTTCCGTGCCTCTGCCAGTGCAGATCCGAAGAACTGGCAGCAGAAGAAAAGCAGCGTAAAGCTGAAAAGCAACAGGAGCGCATCAAACAGCACCGCCGGGCAAGTTTCCTTGAAAGCGATATGCAGCATTGGAACTTTGCAGCTGATGACGGTGCGGACCCGCGCATAATGAGAGCTGCTAAAAACTACGTTGGCAACTTTACGCAGTTCCGGGAGCAGGGCAAAGGTCTGCTGCTGTATGGTGGTGTGGGAACCGGCAAGACCTTTGCTGCTGCCTGCATCGCCAATGCGCTGATAGACTCCGGCAGAACCTGCCTGATGACCAACTTTGCGCGGGTGCTCAATACATTGTGGAGCATCGAGGAAAAACAAGCCTATATTGACAGCTTCAATCAGTTTGACATGCTGGTTCTGGATGATCTAGGTGCGGAACGCCGTAGCGAATACGCGCAGGAGCAAGTGTTCAACGTGATTGATGCACGTTACCGGGCTAAGCTGCCGATGATCATCACAACTAACCTGAGCATCGACGAAATCAAAAAGCCCGACAGCATCGGCAACAGCCGTATCTATGACAGAGTGCTGGAGATGTGCCATCCGGTAGAAGTAACCGGCAAGAGCCGTCGCCGCCAGAAGGTGGCAGCTGATTTCAGAAGCATGAATGAGCTTTTGGGGCTGTAGGGAGGCAGAAGATGAGTGCAAAAGTAGATTTAACAGGGCAACGTTTTGGGCGGTTGATAGTTATCAAAGAATTGCCCCGCAAGACAGCACTAAAGAAAACCCCTCTATGGCTGTGCCAATGTGACTGTGGTAACACCTGCGAAGCTTATAGTGATAGTTTGCGTGGTGGTAAAAAGAGTTGTGGTTGCATTTTGAAGGAGCGCCGCAGGGCAGCAGAAGCTAAAAGGGCTGCGGGTGAAGCGATTAGAGCAAAAAATAAAGCACTGCTGGCGTTGAAGTGTCCTTTTCCTGCTAATTGTTGTTATAAAAGCAGGCATGGGATGTGCTGTTTAGATTGCTATGAGCGTGAAACTTGTGAAGATAGGTGCTTGAACACGCCAACGAAATGCGGATACAGCAGATTGAGGTAGATATCATGGAGTGGAATGAAGAATTAGAGAAAAAACTGCAACGCCGTGGCGAAATCTGGCACGCGGAAAAGCTTGCATCACGTCTTATATTCGACGGCCGCCGTGCTCTTGAACACTATACTGCAGATGAAATGCGTGCGAAATTTGAGCCTATAGCAAAGCAGTACAGAAAGAGCGGGCGTATGTGCCTGGATTCTGATGCCTTGATTATGTACTGCAAGGAGCAGGGATATAAATGGGAGTGGTACCCACCTAGTCCATTGGGAGAGTATTGGTTCGTGCTGCCGAAAGAGGATTTATTTTAGGAGGTGAGCAGATGAAACGTAAATGCCAAGTGTGCGGACAGGAGAACGGCAGCTGCAACCGCTACTACTTTAATTCTGCTGAAATTATCACCATCTGCCCTGCATGCCTTGCGTTCAGCAGTGATGATAAAGCAAAGATTGCACGGCGGGCACATAAAGACGGCAAGCTGGTAAAGGAAGAAGGGGCAAAGAAAAAATGGTAGGCAAAACACCCTGCAGAGGATGCGAAGTAAGAAACATAGGCTGCCATGCTATCTGCAATGCATTTAGCGAATGGAAAACCGAGCAATACAAATTGCTGGAAGCGAAGCGGCAGGCCAACTTGAAAAATTTAGCGACAGCCGGAACTGCCGCAAGACATGAGAAATGGATAAGGGGGCATAAATAATGACTGACAATGTAAACCATCCCAAGCACTACACCCAAGGCGGTGTTGAGTGCATCGACGCACTGGCGGCGGCTACGATTAATCTGAAAGGCCTTGATGCTGTTTGCACCGCGAATGCCATCAAATATCTGTGGCGCTGGGGCCAGAAGAATGGTGTTGAGGACCTGAAAAAAGCCCGCTGGTATATCGACAAACTGGTTAAAGAAAATGAAGTTGTTGAGGACACAAACAAAGCGATAGAAAACAAGTTCTTTATGACGGCCGTAATTTTCAATCTGAATATGTGGCGTGATAGCGGTGATGTTGATTATCTGTATAAGGCCATCGCCTATATCAAAGCCCAAATCGGTGTAGAAGAAAAGGAGGCTTAGCCGGAGCTGATGATGGATATACCGTTTACTGAGTTAATCTACAATGCAGCAGGAACCATCTGCCTGGCGCTGGTCATTGTACTGGCGCTGCGGCTGGTGCTGAAAGGAGAGAATGAGAATGAATAGAATTATGCTGTTAGGCCGTTTGACCAAAGATCCAGAAATCAGATATACCCCTAGCGGTGCCTGCGTAGCACAGTTTACGCTGGCTGTTGACCGCCCCTACACTAAAGACGGCAGCCGTGAAGCGGACTTTATCCCTTGCGTAACGTGGGGAAAGACGTCAGAAACAATCGGCAACTACGTGCATAAGGGACAACGTCTGTTGGTAGAAGGTCGCCTGCAAATCCGCAGCTATGATGCCAAAGACGGCAGCAAGCGCTGGGTAACTGAAGTAATCGTCAACCATGCCGAATTCATCGAGCGCAAGGAGCAGACATCACAGCAGCCGGCACCGCAGAGCATGGAAAGTTTCGGCCAGCAGGTGCCTTTTGACGAAGAGATTCCGTTTTAGGGGGTGTGCAGCATGGGAACTAGCGCAGGTGAGATTTGTGTGTGGTGCGATAAAGAAAAGGCTGTATCGAGCATTTTCGACAATGGGCGACCCGTTTACTGTGAAAAATGCCAGCGTGAGCTGTTAAAAGAATTTGGCACGCCGGAAGCGTTGGCTGAATGGGAAAGGACGCACAAGCAGCAATGAAATACCATAACAAAAAAGTTGAATGTGATGGCATCGTCTTTGACAGCATCAAAGAGAAAAATTACTACTGCGAACTGAAAATACTGTGCATGGCAGGCGAGGTTATAGATTTTGAACGTCAGGTAACGTTCGAGTTGCAGCCTAAATTCAGACATGCCGGCAAAACTGAAAGAGCAATCAAGTATATTGCTGATTTTGTCATCAAGTATAAAGATGGGCGTACAGTAGTGGTTGACACTAAAGGTTTTAGAACAAAGGAATATTTGCTGAAGCGGAAAATGCTTCTGTATAAGTATCCGGATATGATTTTTGAAGAAGTCTGAGGAGGGTGAAAACTTGATAACGAAATATGATCTGCGTAAATGCAAGCATCTGAAAATGGAGATAATGGATTTGCAGGACCAGGTGAACGAGCTTACCAACATGATGACATCGCCAAGGATTTCGCAATTAACAGGGATGCCCGGTGGCGGCAATAGCGGTCGTGACAATGTAACCAATGCCATTGCCAAGGCTGATAAACTGCGCAGTCTGTATTACGAAAAGTTTGGCGCGCTGGTAGGTTTGCAGATGGATATTGAAAAGGCCATTGAACCGCTGCCTGCTGAAGACCAGATGATGCTGAGAATGTATTATTTCAGCAACTACACGTGGGAAGAAGTGGCTGTACGTATGGGTATCAACTGGCGTAGCGTACACCGCCGCCATGCAGCCATTTTGGAAAGGCTGGCGCAGGATGAAGAAGAAAAGAAAGAAACTGAACCTGAAAATCAATGATTGTTGTGGAATGCAGCCTAGATGTGCATTTAATAAGCAAGGTGTTTTAGGTATTTACTGCCCCTGCTGTAAAAGATTTGAGCTGGCGAGGGACGGGGAATTTTTCCTTGAAATAGTTAAGAGATGGAATAAAAAATTGTAAAAATATATGTTGTGACATTGTTTGACAGTATCTGCTGATGATATAATTATAATAAGCGGAGAAGAAAACAAGAGACGCAAGGGAGCAAGGCCCTGCTGCTGTAATGGCGGTGGGGCTTTTACTATGCCTTGGTAAGGGAGATGGCACAGTGATGACGAAAAATGAAATAGTTTTAACAATAGCTGCTGCGCTTGCCTTTGCCGGTGGTTTCGTTCTGCGCGGCGTTCTGCATACCTGCCCGGTGGCTGACACAAAAGTAGTTACCCAGGTTGAATACCGGGACAAGGTGAAAACGGAAATCGCTTATGTGCCTAAAGAAACTGTTATCTACAAGTCTGCTGATGGCAGTACTAAAAGCGAACCAGAGAAAACGGATATTGACGTGAAGCTCAATAAGCCGGTGCTGAATGTTAAGGTTAATGACAAGGACTTCTCTGTGACCAAAGCAGAGAATGAACAGTACCTGTTTGACAAGAATAAACTGACGCTGACGCAGACTAGCAGCACGGATCTTAATATAAAGATACCGGTAGTGGATAAAACGCGGCGCTGGGGCATTGGTGCTGGCGTCTCTAAAGATGGCGCGGTAGGCATTATTAGCTTCCCGCTGAAAGGCAATGCTGGTGGTTGGGTAGCCGGCAGAGCTGATAACGTCATGGGTGGCGTTATGGTAAGATTTTAAAGATACCCGGGTGCAGGGGCAAGGTTCCCGAATGGGAGTAGATGCAAGTTGCGAATAGGACACATTGCAAATATTCGTAGCGCAGCATAGCTGGCGTCAAGAATCCCTTTACCCCCTGCTTTTATATGCGTAGGTGAGCCGAGTAGCGAAGGCAGCGGACTGTAAATCCGTGACGTAAGATACAACGCTGGTGCAATTCCAGCCCTACGCACCAATAAGAATAACGAAAAGCCTGCGGGCGAAGTAGTGAGGGGCAGAAGCTGCGGTGACTGCCTTTTAAGTTTAAAATATATGCTGGTGTGATACTTGACCACGTAAAAGCACAGGTGGCACTAGGTTAGCACTGTTGTAATATCGTGGGAAACTCCTTAATTGGTGGATAAAGCAGAATCAAGCGCCGCAGCCAGCAAAATATTTTCTGCCTTTGCCGGGCGTGGGTTTTTGTAAATTTTTACCACGCCGGAATAGAACACCTTCTTTCCGGACGCAAGGACACCGCACTGCAATGCGGCGCGTCCGGCAAGGGTAGAAGAAATTAGAGGTTTATCATGGAGCATAGTAAAAAGTATAGGCTGATGGCTAATAAGCTGATACGCACTTTGCCGGAGTTTGCGGATATAAAGGCTGCTAAAGTAAAAATAGCCTACTTATCCAGCCTGGAAGAGAAGAAGCGCAATAAGCGGACGATATTTGCGGACTGCAACTTAGTGAGCGACCGCTACAGCTGGTGCTGCCCCTATGATTTTTTTATTGTGGTCTATGAACCGAATGTAGTTGTCTTTAGCGAAAAGCAGCTAGAAACATTATTAAGGCATGAGCTGCATCATGTTGGTATTGATTTTGAGAAGGACGAAACAGGATTCTATGTTGTGCCGCATGATGTGGAAGAATTTTGGGATATTATTGATGATGTGGGATTAAGGTGGTGTGAGATGGATGCCTACAAAGAAACAACTGGATAATTTAAAGAATGGGAGAGCCACAAGGTTTCGAAGCGGCGAGGAAGCGGCGAGAAATGGCAAAAAAGGCGGGCAGGCATCCGGTGAAGCACGCCGCCGCTTGAAGTCGTTCCGCGAGCTGGACGCTGACTTCACAACGGACGATGAGCGTAAGGAGATGCTGGACGCGCTGAAGCTGAAGGCCAAGCGTGGCAACATCAAGGCTTTTGAAATTTATCGCGATACTGTAGGCCTGAAGCCAAAAGAAAACGTGGAAATCTCCGGTGAGCTTGCTAATCCGTTCGCCGGGCTGACGGATGCAGAACTGAAAAAGCTGGCTGGTATGGATGGATAAGCAGCTTATAACATTGGGAGCAAAGATAGAACTTGCAAGACGCAGGTTCTTTTTTTACGCCCAGCTGAAGAACCCGGACTTCTACCGGAGTGACCGCAAGTATCTGCAGGAGCTGTGCGATACCTTGCAATGGTTCTTGACCTCAGATAAGAAGATACTTGTACTGAACATGCCTCCGCGTCATGGCAAGAGTTATACGGCCAGCAACTTTGTGGAATGGGCGCTAGGCAGGGATAACACCTTGCAGGTTATGATTGGCTCTTATAACGAAACACTGTCGACGCGCTTCAGTAAGAACGTGCGTGACAGCATCAGCGAGGCTAAGGCGGATATTTATAAGCCGGTCTATAGTGATGTATTCCCCGCCACCAAAATTAAGCGTGGCGACGGCGCTATGAACCTGTGGAGCCTTGAAGGACAGCAGACTAGTTACCTTGCTACATCGCCAACCGGTACGGCAACAGGCTTCGGCTGCAGGCTGATGATCATAGACGATTTAATCAAGAATGCGGAAGAAGCCTATAACGAAAATGTCAAGGAAAAGCATTGGGACTGGTTCACCAATACCATGCTGTCACGTGGCGAGGGAAATTATAAAATCATCGTCATTATGACGCGTTGGGCTAGTGATGATTTGGCAGGCAAGGTGCTGGAATATTATCCGGCAGAAAAAATCGTGCATATCAACATGAAGGCAGTGCAGGATGACGGCAGCATGCTTTGTGATGGCGTGCTGGATGCTAAAAGCTGCATGGAAAAGAAGCAGCTTATGGGGCTTGATATTTGGAGTGCCAACTACCAACAGGAGCCTATTGATATCAAAGGCAGGCTGTACAGTAGCTTCAAGACCTACGACGGCGCGCTGCCTGCCTTCAAGCAGATTCGTGCTTATACTGATACGGCTGATACCGGCGCCGATTACCTTTGCTGCATTATCTATGGACGTACCTTCGCGGATGAAGCGTATGTGCTTGATGTTTTATACACAAAGGCGCCGATGGAGGTTACTGAACCGGCAACGGCGAGGGCACTGGAACGCAACAGCACGAACGTGGCACGCTTCGAAAGCAACAATGGCGGGCGTGGATTTGCCAGGAACGTGAAGAAGCTGCTGCATAGCAACCATACAACCATTGAAACCTTTACGCAGCACAAGAACAAGGTTGCAAGAATCTTGTCTAATGCTACGTGGTGTATGGAGCATATTTATTTCCCGAGCGATTGGAAGAACCGCTGGCCGGAGTTTTATGCGGCGCTGAGCAAGTACCAGAAGGAAGGCAAAAACACACACGATGATGCTCCGGATGCTTTGACCGGCGTGTGTGAGGACATCGTGGAGGTGGCAAGGCCTAAACCGATGCGCGTCAACTATTAAGAGAGGTGAAAAAATGCGTAATGATAAACATGGATTATACAAAATGCTGGAAGATGGGTATGAAGGCTGTGGAGGTTTCCTTGACGGCAGCTATTTAACCCAGCACCCGCGTGAGGATGCAGGAAAGTACGGCATGAGGCGTGAGCTGGCGTACTACATTAATTATCTCGCGCCCTGCGTTAATGCTCATGTAGCGCCAATCTTCAAAACGTTGGCTGTGCGTGACTGGAGCGGCGCAGGCTCGGAGCTGTGGGAAACCTTCAGCAAGGATGTTAACTTCTTGGGCACCAGCATCCAGAACCTTATGAAGCAGGCTGCCTGCAGTGCGAAGCTGCAGGGCGTCTCTTATATCGTTATGGATAAGGCTCAGGGCGATACTGAGGATATGCGCGTGGCAGACCTGGAAGCGGACCGCAATAACCTGCCTTATGCTTTTGTGGTCAATCTTAATGCTGTAAAGGAAATCTGTCAGGATAAGCTGGGACGTATCACAAAGTTTGTTTTCGTAGAGCCTGATACATACCAAGAACAGACGATGGCGACACGCACGCTGACGGCAGAAGGCTGGGAGCTTATCGACAGCAAAGGCAAGCATAGCGGAACCTGGAATCTTGGGCGCGTGCCGGTTGTTCCTCTGGTTAGCAAAGTGAGGAATAGTCACAATCCTTTCCCGCCTAGTGAATTCCTTAGCGTAGCAAAAACAAATCTTGCTATCTACAATATGTGCAGCTGGTTGGCTGACATCTTGGTCAATCAGACCTTCAGCGTTCTGTGTTACCCTTCGAGTGACCCGGACAGTATCAACATCGGCACCAATAATGCCTTGGGATATCCTCCGGAGAGCAGTCACGCGCCTGCGTTCATCGCTCCGCCTGATGGTCCTGCAACAGTGTTGGCAGCGCAGATTGCTACACTGCAGCAGGAGATTTACCGCATGGCCGTTGTGGTCAACGTAACAGGCTCCAGCAAGCAGCAGAGCGGGCAGGCGAAAGCGTGGGATTATGAGGCAACCAATCAGATCTTATCCGATTTTGCAGACCTCGTGGAAGCAGCGGAAGAGAATCTGGCAAGGCTGTTCAGTATCTGGACCGGTGTGCCGCTGGAATACAGTGTGAACTATCCGAATGACTTCAAAATCAGTGAGGTTGAGCAGGAGCTTGCTAATGCTGAAATTGCTAAAGGCTTGAACTTTGGCGATGAATTTAACATGGAAGTATTCAAGCGCGTTCTTACCAGCTATCTGCCGGAGCTTAAGGCTGATGACTTTGACGCATTGGTGAAGACCTACGAAGAGCACTTGGAGCAGGAAAAGCTGGATTATAGCCATGCTTTTGGTGATAATGGCGGTGGCGATGATGACGACGACGGACAGGCTGGCGCAGCTGATTAACAAACTGAATAAGAGCTGGCGCATTGAAGCTAAAGAAGCAGTCAAGTATCTGATGAGGCTTTTGGCTAAGGGCGTAAAAACAGAAGCTGCCATTACTAAAGTACAGCAGCGCTATCCTAACCTGTCTACGCTGCCGGAGCTGCAGCCGGCGCTTGTGGAAGCTGCTGCTTACGCCTATGGCATTGTTCCAAGTGCATTAACTTCGGCGCAGGTCAAGCTGATGGGCGAGCAGCTGGCTGGCAAATGGGATGAAAGCGGCATGACGCTATCTGAAAAGCTGCATGGCGTAGGCGTGAAGATGCGAGGTGCTATTGTAAGTACCCTGCAGGAACAGATGCGCCGGAACAAGACCTGGACTGAGGCTGCAAGGGCGTTGTATGACGGATATGGCGATGATGGTCAGAACGTATATAACGGTGGCAAGGATATTATCAGCAGGCAGGACCTGCCAAAATATCTGCAGAAGGTAAGGCTGGCTACCGGCAACGACCTGCAGGCATTGGCTGAACAAAGGCAGGCCATTGACAAAATCAATCGTCTGGCCAGAAATGGCGCTCCCAACAAGGCATTGCAGGCAGCCTATAATGAATTGCTGGAAGCAGTGCAAAAAGGCAATGAAAAGGCTATTGAAAAGGCCGTGGAGGTCGCTGTCAACGAAAAATCCCGCTATATTGCCGAACGCATTACCCGAACCGAGATGGCGAGGGCATGGGCTGACGGTTTTGTAGCTAAGATGAAAACAGACGCTGATATTGTGGCTGTGAAATTCAAATTAAGCAGCCGTCACCCTGTTTTTGATATCTGCGATATGTACGCCAAAGCGGATATGTATGGCTTAGGTGCAGGTATATATCCCAAGGATAAGCTGCCGCCTTTGCCAGTGCACCCGCATTGCTTATGCCGGTACGTGGAAGTTATTGAAGGCGAAGTTGATATGCAGCAGCAGCGCGACCAAGTGCGGGAGGCAGGTGACAAATGGCTTAATAGCTTGCCGGAGTCACGCAGAGTGCAGGTGCTGGGGAGTAAAGGCTTGAAGGCGTGGGAAGATGGTGAGGACTGGCGCAAGTATATGCGTGGGTATGCTGGGCTGCGGGAAGCAGAGAACAGGCTGCAAATGTACAAACCTGTAGAACTGAGCGAGAAGGCTAAAGCCGATAAATATCAATCGCCACAAGGAACCATCAAAGAATTTCAAACTAGAAAAGTTGAAAATGCTACTTATGACATTCATGTTTCAGAAAATGTCAACTTGAAACCTAAGATGTTGGCAGAAGTCAACAGACAGATAAATAAGTGCATTGATTTGCTAGGTGTTCGGAACAAAGAAGCGTTACCGAAAATAGTAATAGCAAGTAATGATGACTTGAATGACGCGTTAGGTTCTTATGTGGCCTGTGAAAATAAACTGTATATAAATTCTGAGACTCTTCATCGAAAGGCCTATGAAAAGTATCTTGCTACGCTGAAAAACCCTGCTTCAAGAAATCCTTTGATGACAATGCTACATGAAATGATACATTGGCAGGATGCAAGAAAATATGTTGCTAAATTTGGAGAAATAACCCAACAGGACGAATATATGGCACATATAATAGAAAAACATAGGAGTTTTGTAGACAAATTAGTGCAAAAGAGGTATAATTTTGCTGAGATAAGTGACTATGCATCGAGAATGTACATAGGCGGTAGATATGATGAGGTAATGACTGAATATAGGGTTAAGAAATTATTAGGGTGACTAGTATGAAATTGGAATTTAGTGATGAAGTAGAAAAATTATTTGAGGAGATTTCGCCGTATGTTGTGGGATGCGGTAAGTTGTCGGATGACGCGCCAGCTGATATAAAAGATAAAATGCAAAGGTATAAAGAATTGATAGCGGATGCAGCCTGCTATTGATTTACTTTTAAAGAGCAGTCGTCTAATAAAGAATATCGATATTAAGCAGTTATTCGGGCAATCCGAACAGCTGCTTTTTTGTTAGACTAATTTAACATCGTTAATCAAGCACGTGTAACAGCGTGCTTTTTTATTGCCCAGGAGAGGGCGCAATATAGGGCGGAGGCCCATGATATGGAGGTATCAGAAATGGAAATGAAACAGGTTTACGAAGCACTGGAAAAAGTTGAGAACGGTGCTGACCTCATCGCTGCTATCAAGGGCGAAATTAACACCCTCAACAACGAGGCTAAGAAGCACCGCACGGCAGGAGAGCAGAGTGCGACAAAGCTGAAAAGCATCTTAGAGGCTGTTGGTTTGGACGATAGTGACGATGTGGTAGACAAAGCCAAGGGACTTAAGACTACATTAGACCAATTTGCCCAGGGCGGCAAAAAGCCTGATGAGGTCGCAAAGCAGATTACTGACTTAACCGCACAGGTTGGCATGGTCACTAAGCAGCTGGCTGATATGACCGAGACCGCCAAGGCTGAAAAGACCAAGCGTCTTGACGGCATGAAGATGGCTAAGGCTGTTGAACTGCTGACCAAGGGCAACGCTGCGAGCCCGCAGAACATGGCTAAGCTGCTGGAAGGCAGTATCGTTGTCAAAGACGATGAAAGCCTTGCCTATACCGGTACTGATGGTAAAGAAATCAGCCTGGAAGATGGTGTTAACGGCTGGCTGAAGGAGAACAGCTGGGCAGTTAAGGCCAATGGTGCAGGCGGTGGCGGCAGCAATGGCGGTGGCAGCGGTTCTGATGATCCGTTCCTCAGTGGCTTTAATTCTTAATGACGAAAGAGAGGATTGTTTATTATGGCTATTAACTATGCAGATAAGTACAGCGCAAAAATTGACGAGCGCTTCAAGACTGGCGCTCTGACCGCTCCGGCAATCAACAACGATTATGATTTCACCGGTGTGCAGACTGTAAAGGTTTATTCTATTCCTACCGCAGGCATGAATGATTACACTTCTACCGGCGCAAACCGTTATGGTACCCCGGCAGAGCTGGAGGATTCCGTTCAGGAGCTGACCTTGACTAAGGACCGTTCCTTCACCTTCACCATCGACAAGAGCAACTATCAGGACACCGGTATGCTGAAAGAAGCCGGTGCAGCCTTACAGCGTCAGATTGATGAGGTAATTATTCCGGAGCTGGATATTTATCGTCTTGCACAAATTGCTGCAGGCGCTAAGAACAGCGCAACCGCTGCAGTTACCAAGGCTAACGCTTACAGTGCCTTCTTGGACGGCACCGAGAAGCTGACCGACGAGAAAGCGCCTTTAGGTAACCGTATTGCTTATGTGGCTGCATCTTACTTCAAGCTGCTGAAGCAGGATGAATCCTTCATCAAGGCTTCTGATCTGGCACAAGATATGCTGGTAAAAGGTCAGGTTGGTATGGTAGATGGCATTCCCATCATCGTGGTGCCTGCGTCCTACATGCCGGCGAAAACCGCATTTATCATCACTAATCCTATCGCCTGCTGTGCTCCTGTTAAGCTGGCAGATTATAAGATTCATGATAACCCGCCCGGTATCAACGGCTGGTTGGTTGAAGGCCGTGTGCGCTATGATGCATTCGTTCTGGAAAACAAGAAAGGTGCTATCTACGTACATAAGACTGCTGCAGAATAATGAAAAGCGTAGAGATTTCGCACGAATTTGATAAGCTGGTGCGTGCTTTCGAGGCCGCACCGGTCCAAACGCGCGACATGGTACGCAGACAGGTGAAAATGGCCGTCAGAGATGTCAGGGAATATGCGCGCGATCATCATCGGTTCGTTACCAGAAGCGGTATGACTGAAAAAAGCATTATGAGCCTGGCTAAAGACAACCAAGGTACTGTTATGCTTACAAACAACATAGCGCGATGGCAGCATGAAGGAACTAAGGCGCATTTGATTGTACCACGCAGTAAAAAGGTGCTGCGCTTTGCCATAAACAAGGAATTTGTCTTCAGCAAGCGTGTGCGTCACCCTGGCATAAAAGCGGACCCTTTTCTTTATACGGCAGCTGATGTTATGCAGCCGACGATAGAAGCGCGTTTTAAGGCAGCACTTGATAATTTAGTGGAGGACTTGTAATGGAGTTTATTACACTTGATAACATTACAGACAGCATCCTGCTAGTCACACAAGAAGATGTTGATGAGGCTAACGCATATTTAGAAAGCATAGCTGCGAGATATGGTGTTACCACGATTCAACAGCCCATAAGCCACAGTGTAAAGCGTCTAGGCATTGCCTACGCCTGCTATATGCGTGCTGTGGCAAGTGTTGGCACAGATGCAAGCGTGACATTTGACGGAAGCAGGCATGATGATGTGTTTGTGCAGAAGGCTGAACTGTACGGTAAGGAAGTAAAGATGTTAGCTGCCACGATTAACGCGAATGATTTTACAGGTACGGGTTGTGCTAGCCGTTTTACTATTAAACTTATGAGAGGTTAACCGATGAGCAGAGCGAGAGAAGTTACAAACGCACTTGCTGACATTATCAAGGAAGCAGTGCCGGGCGTAAAATGGAACGTTAATATCGTAGGTGCTTCCGCTGGCAAAGGTGTTGAGGGTACAATTTCTTGCGATGAGGTTACCTTTGAGCAGGATGCGTATGATGTATGCACAGCAACGGCGGTATATAGCATTTATGTGTTGGATATTAACGGCACAACTGATATTGATGATTTGAGTGACATCCTGTTTGAGGTGTTACATAATAACGATTTAGGCGGCATGATTGACAACGGCTTAGTCAAGCGTATTGTATTTGGTGCAGTGGCCAACAATACAAAGGCGGTAGCGATGCTGTTGGAATATCAAGTCGAATATGATATGGAGGTATAACATGGTGGCTGTACGACCTAAGATGAAAAGTACCAGCGAAAAGCTGTTAGGCAAGAATGTGCTTGTATTCCTCAATTATGGAGAAGCTGCAAGCGAAGAGAGCCCGAAGTGGACATTGCTTGGTGGTCAGCGTAGCGCAGATTATAGCGCAAGCGCAGAAGAAATTGACCTGACCGACAAGACCAGCGGCGGTTATGGTGATGCAGAAGCAGGCGTGAAGAGTACCGAGCTTACTGTAGAGCTGATTGTAAAGCCTACCGAGCCAGCAGTGAAAGAGTTATGGGCAGCGTTTGAGGCTGACGAGCCTGTACACCTGCTGAGATGGAGCAAGGGCGGCAGAAGCATTATAAACTGGTATAGCATTACTAGCATGGAAGAAACTGCAGCTCATGATGATGCAGCGATTCTGAGCGTAACTTTAAAGGGCAAAGGTGCTCCGAAGACGCAGGATGCAATGGAAGACCCGAGAGGCTAATGGTGGGGGCGGTATATTTTTATACTGCCCTTTTATTTTTTAGGAGGAATGACAAATGATTAAAAAGAGCGTAAATATTAACATTGGCGGCGAAGAGCGAGAAGCTAAATTTACCCTTGGAGCATTGGAAGAGCTGGAGGCAATGTTGCCGAGCCATAATGTTTTTTCTTTAATGCAAAAAGAGCAATGGAGCGTCACCGAGATTATTGCCTGCCTGTATTGCTCGCTGAAGGTGTATGAAAGAGGCATCAGCCGCAACAAGCTTGATAGCTGGATTGCGGATTATTGCGCCGAGGTAGAAAACGGCATGATTGACCTGCGGCTGAGAATGTTGGCGGCGTTGGGTATTTGTGGCTTAGTAGTGAGTGACAGAGGCCCGTTCGATGAGATTTTGACTGCCCTGGAAGATAAGGAAGAGGAAGCCCAGGGGAAGTAATTTCTTTTTCAGAGTGGCTTTCTAAAGTGGAATGGATTTTCTACGCCATTCTGAAAAAGACACCCGAAGAATGTGCATACATGACGCCGACCGATGTTATAAACATCTGGAATGGGTACAGGTGGAGACGGCAACAGCAGGAAAATATGCTGGCCGCATTGGTGACAGTATATATTGCAAATTATGCTGGCAAGTCCTCGAAAAAGACTTTGAAGTTAAAAGATATATTCAGTGATGGGCGATTTGATGGGCGAATAACCGATGATGATCGTGCATTTCTTGACGAGTTATATGGAGGGGGGTGAGAGCGATGGCTAAGCAAGTTAAAGTTGAGATTACTGCAGATAGTTCGAAATTTGAGCAGGCAATGCAGGGCGCGGCAAAAGCTACGAGCGATGCAGGGGCGAAGATTGACAACGCAGGCAACAAGGCCAGCAACGCAGGCAAGAAGTTTGACGATATGGCTAACAGGGTAAAGGACAGCGCAACAAAGGTCAACACTGCATGCGGCAAGGCAAGCAAGGCGCTTGACAGCGTGAACAAGTCCATAAATGCTATTGGAGCTGTGCAGGTGGGCAATTTTATTGCTGATATTGCCAAGGGAATTGTCAGCATGGGCGTATCTTGCATCAAGGCGTCAGCACAGATGCGTCAATACGAGATAGCATTTCAGACAATGCTTAAGAGTGCCAGCAAGGGCACGCAGATGATGAAAGACCTGCAGAAGTTTGCGGCTGATACTCCGTTTGACGTTCCTGGCGTTGTACAGGCAGGACAACAACTGATGGCGTTTGGCTTCACAGCGAAAGAGATTATCCCTACCCTGCGCACGTTGGGTGATGCTGCATCCGGTTTGGGCAAGGGCACTGCAGGTGTTCAGCAGATAGCCTATGCGATGGGACAGATTAGGACAAGCGGCACACTTAAGACGCAAGACATTATGCAGCTAACTAATGCTGGAATTGATGCTTGGGGAATGTTGGCCGAAGCATCCGGCAAGAGCATCTTAGAAATTAAAGAGATGACAGAGCGTGGCATGATTGACAGTTTGACGGCCGTAAAGGTTTTGACCGACGGCATGAATGATACCTACGGTGGCATGATGGCCAAAACCGCAGAAGAGATTACAGGCCTTTGCGCCAACATTGAGGAAACAGTGGGCATTACTGCGGCTGTGATTGGCGATTATCTTGTAGATGGGTTTGATATTAAGGCGGTTTTAAAGAGTGTAGGCACAGAGCTGGGCAATTTCACACAGGCCTTGCAGGCTGGCAGGGATGCAGGAAAGAGCTTTACAGATGTTATCAAGGACAGCGTTCCTCCTGCCCTTGTAGCAAGCATTGCGGCGGTTGGTACAGTGTTAGGTACTGTGCTTGTCGGTGGATTGATTGCGGCGGCTGCAGCAATGGCAACGTTTATCGGTGTGAGCCTCCCCGTTATTGGTGCGTTGGGATTGGTGGGAGCTGCCATTGGTGTTGTTGTTGTGTATTGGGACGAGCTTGTACAGGCCGTAACAATAGCGGTGAACATAGTCCTACAGGCTGTTATAAAGATGGCTGAAGGCATTGTGATGCTGATTCATGCAATGGCAAACGGAGCTATTGAGATGGTCGGCGATATGTTTAATAAGTTCGCAGGATACTGCCCTGAGTGGGTGAACGATTTAAGAGCTTGGCTGAATAATGCGTTGAAGTATTTTAGGGATTTTGCACAGAAGGCTTGTAATTTCCTCAGCAAAGTGTTTAAGACCGCGCCGAAAGAGGTGCAGGGCAAGACGATTGCCCCGGCAGATGAAGCGCCAGCACAGAAGAAGCCAAAGGGAACTGTAAATTTATCGGGGTTAGCAGTCCCGAAGGTAGGTTCTGTAGGTAGTGGAGGTAGCGGCGGTGGTAGAGGTTTTGGCCAGCTCGAAAGCGAAGTCAACAGAGTTTCGGAAGCCTTGACCAGAGCAGGAAAGGCAACAAAGGACTTGCAAGAGGACTTTGACAAGATGAGCTTAGACATAGCGACAGCAGGCCTAAAGGGCAGCGACCAAGTATTCGCCAAGATTGACCAAGAGAAGCAGGCAAGGATGAAGGCTGTTGACGAGATGTTGAGCAAGCAGCTGCAGGCGGTGCAGGAAGCAGAGGCGTTGAGAGCAAGCGCAGAGCGTACAGGCAATGCGGAAAGCATAGCCAAAGCAAAAGCATTGTACGATGAGCGAAATGCGTTGTATGCGGCAAGCCTTGCGCAAGAGCAGGCATTGAAAGATGCTATTGACCAGCAGGCATACGAAAAGAGCATCAGCCTTGAGACAGCACTGCAGGCAGCGAAGGCCGATATGAATGCTGCATTCAATGAGCAGGAACGAGAAAAGTTCCTGGAATATCTCAATTCCGAGCAGGAGGCAAAAATGGTTGCACTGCAACAGGAACAGGAGCTACGGCAACAGTTACTTGATTGGCGTATGGAGAGCCAACAGAACATGCTTGACTTTGAACTGCAGGCAGGCGAGACAATTAAGAATCAGCTTGCAAGTGGCATTGCTGATGTTATCACGGAGGGCGGCAAACTGTCCGATGTGTTCAAGGACATCACGAAAAACATTGTCAATATGTTTATACAGTTCATGATTAAGAAGCAGGCAGCGGCCGTGCTGGAAAAATTGCTTGGCAAAAAGCAAGCTGGAGAGAATGCGGCCAACAGTGCGAAGGAAGCATCAGCGGCCGTTCCTGCAGCGGTTCAAAAGAGTATTGCCACACTTGGCCCGATAGCAGGTCCGCCAGCATATGCAGCGGCGACAGCGGCAATGACAGCGGCTGGATTGGGCAGTATCACGGCTGGCAACATCATGCAGAAGGCGAATGGTGGCCCTGTGTTTGGTGCAGGGACGAGCACAAGCGATAGCATACCTGCAATGCTTAGCAATGGCGAGTATGTTATCAATGCTAAGGCAGTACGCAGGCTAGGACTGCCCTTGCTGAATGCTTTGAACAATGGCTATGCAGTAGGTGGAGCAGTAAGCATTGGCGGCGGTGGCGGTGCTGGGACTGTGGTTGAATTTAACAACTACGGCGATATTAACAATGGCACTGACTATGACGGATTGATGGCAGATTTTGAATATACACTTGCAATGGGTATGCGGGGGTGATTTTATGCGAGCAAAATATAACGATAAGGTGACTTATCCGCTTGTTATCAATGGCCAGCAGCTCCCGTACAGGTATAGCCTGGAATCATGCGCTGATTTGACAGTAAGAGCAACAGCTTCAAAACGTGGATATAGCCACGGCTCGACCATTACAGGCGACGGCTATATAGACGGCAAAAAGATTAAGCTAGGCTTTTTAATCAGTGGCACGAATCAAGCTGATTATGATGCTAAGCTGAATGAATTGCTAAGGCTGTTTTACCAGCAGAATTATACCTTGTCCGTAGGCAATGGCTATTATAATGTGTCCTGTATGTCAGCCAGCAAAGCAAAATGGATTAAAGGCTATCAAGGGTTAAGAGCTGATGTTGATATTACATTATTGCTGGCCGACCCGTTTAGGTATGCAGACGACGAGAATCAGGCGAGTGCTGATGTTGGCGGTGAAAGCACTACAATTAACGTTGTCAATGCAGGTTCCGCAGATGTGCCGCTGATTGTGGAGCTGATTCCTGTAAAAACAATGGCAGATGTTACAATAAACCATACCGATACAGGCAGGGTGATGCGTGTAGCTGACACATTGCTGACCGCCCCTGCAGTGCTGACCATAGACACAAAAGCAGGCACTGTGCGGCGTGATGCAAACAATGCCATTAATGCTTTCAGCGGTCAGTTTTTAACGGCTAAGCCTGGGCCGAATACCTACGAAATCAAGGGTAGCGCGGGCAAAGTGGTTATCAGATGGCGTGACAGGTGGCTGGCATGAGCAATATTATTTTCGGATCAAGTTTATATGGCTCGTTTATATGGGGCGCAGGGCAAAAAAAGAAAGGCGGAGGCGGAACAGGTGGCGGTGATTATGGCGATATTAGTTATATCCCTGGTACGGTACAGGTTGTGTTTTTCAATAAGGATGGCACAAAGACCGCCATATTTTCCAACGGCACCGAAAACAATCCGTTCTCGCAGCTGCAGTTTGAGCTTGCGAAGAATGGCTGCGGAAGCTGCACGATTACGTTTAAGCAGTTCCCTGCGTTTACGGAAATCATGTATGGCCAACGTGTAGATATTTATTTGTTCGGTGATAAACGTCCCTGGTACAGTGGGCAAGTTTTGACACGTCCTGACAGCGGCGGCACTGCTACAGATTTTAAAATCACTTGCTACGGCTTTTTTGATAAGCTTAGCAAGGTGCTGATATTTGCCGAATACACTAACAGGGAAATAGCTGATATTGTAAGAGAGATTTGCAGGCTCGTTGAGCGAAAAACAGGCATCGTGTTTAACGGCAGCAAGATTTACAATGTCGGTTACCGCATAAGCAAGATTGTTTTCGATGGTGTGAGCGCAAAGGAAGCCTTAGAGCAGCTTTCCGAATTTGCGACTGACTTTGTTTATGGCGTAGATGAATACCACGAATTTTATTTCAAGCCACGTACTGACGAGATAAACGAAGAGGCACGCTTTTGGGTAGGGGCGCACTTGAACAGTTTCCTGCCCGACCAAGATATAAGCAAGATAGTGAATTACGCTCGCATCAAGGGTGCAAGTGTAGATGAAGCAGGCGAGAGCTGGCTTGCAACAGTAGAGGATAAGCAGAGCCAAAAGCAATACGGCGTGTCTGAAGCGGTGTGGACGTTACCAACAGCATACACAGCAGCGGACGCAGAACGTTGGGGACAGTCAGAGCTTGACAAGGTGAAAGAGCCTAAGATGTCCGCTAAGGTGGGCGGTGTAGAGCTTAACTACCCGAAGCCTGATGGTGTGTTCTGGGTGCGTAGGCTGTCCGTGGATGGTCAGGCATTGATTACAGATACAGACGGCAAGGCTCGTAAATATCCAATCACCAAGCTGAAATATACTGTCAGCGGTGATAAGGGCATTACGTGTGATATGGAGCTTGGAGAGCCTCCGACACCTCCCATCAGCAAGTATTTGCTGGATATAGAGCGCAATGCACGTAACAATGAATTGCTTCAGCAGGCAACAAACAAAACAGGAAAGGCGGCGAGCAAATGAGTGAACCTAGTAATATTAGAATCAATCCGTTTGTAGGTGACGGAGGAACAACAACCTACATCAATTTGACGGAAACGCATATCATTCCAAGTGTATCGCCCTATGTTATAAGGTTGAACGAGGTTCCCGAAAAGCAGGACCCGAGCAACATCCGAGCAGTATGGGTGGACAGCACAACAGGTGCAGTCACTGCATCAGCATTGACCGAGGTTGCGGCAACTCCTGCAACGGGGGAGTTCCGCCCCGATTATTCAACCAAAGCAGACGGCAACGATAATTGGAACACAGGACTGATAGAGTTTTCTGCCGTTGATGCTGGCAAGATTGTGCAGATTAGTTACACAGGCATGGGCACGTTGGCGGCGGTGCAGTCCAACAAATACCCAAGCTGGTACACTGACAGAGGCGATGGCTCGGATGGTGATTTTATTCCGGAAGCAGATTGTGCTATTGGTGGAATTAAGAATTATAAAAGGGTGTTTATCAAAGCTGGCGTGAATGTAAGCGTCAATCAGCAATTAGTTATCAAAGCCACAGGTAGCGTTGTTATAGCAGGCACTATCAACGGCAACGGCAGTCCTGGCGCAAACGGCAAAGGCGGTACAGGTGGTGCGCGGGGTGGCGACGGAGGCAATAATTACAGTGAGTCCGATGACAATGGCACTTATAATTACCAATTATCTGTACAAAACGGTGGATATGGCACAGGCGGCGGCAATGGCGGCGCAGGTGGTAAAGGCACTAGCAGTAAAGCTCCAGCCGGAGGCGTTGGAGGTGTATCGATTAACGGCATCGCGCTTTATGCTGGCAATGGTAGTGGTGGCGGTGGTGGTATGGCGAATAATACTAACTACGCTGGCGGTGGCGGTGGCGGTGGCTATGGTATAACCATTATAGCTACAGAGGTAACGATTACTGGTAGTGTTGCTGCGGATGGCGGAGCTGGAGAATCCGGCACGTCAACGTATATCCCCGGTGGTGGCGGTGGTGGCGGCGGAGACATTAGCATTATTGCTAATGTCGCTATTAAGAGCGGTAGCGTTACCGCCAATGGTGGAAGTGGTGGCACTGTTACGAGTACGAGATTTGTTACCGCTGGTGCTGACGGCGAAAATGGCACTGTCTTAATCAAACAACTGGGGGCGTTATAAATGATTTGCGTAGTCGACAAAAACAATAAAATTATCAACATTATCAACGCAGACAGTCCGACGCGGGAAAACGAGCGCATTTGCTATCCGTGGAGTAGCCTGTGGGAGCAGTATACCGATGTAGAGCCGTTGGAGTATGCAAAGCAGCGCAAGACTGCTGAATTTAAGGCAAGACGTGACAGTCAAGAGGTTGCGCCCATTGAGTACAACGGGCATAGCTACGATTATGACAGCAAGGCGCGTGAACGCATAAATGCTGCCATTATTGCGTTTGACCAGCAGGGCGCAGATGCCGACATTGCATGGACTACCGCAGATGACAATGATGTTACAGTAACAGCCGCAGACCTGCGTGCAGTGATTGCAGCTGTGGCAGTGCGGAGTAATGCACTGCATGTAAAGTATCGCAAGGCTAAGGCGCAGATTGAAGCTGCAGGTAATGCGGAGGAAGTAAATGCTGTTTGCATGGAATAATTTTTAGGAGGTTACAAATGGATTTTTTAGCTTTACGCATGGCCGTTTATAACGCGGCACATACTTTAACTCATGGTTTTTATCACGCCTTGTAATTGATAGGCTCATTATAAGGCGAAGGAGGAAAAAATATGAATTATAAATTATTTTTTGAATCGGCATTTGCTGCAGGGAAAACATTGTACAGTGGTTGGTCTTATAAGACTGCTATGGCAGCTATCATGGTTGTATTGCTGCACAAACACGCTATATTGTTCTATGCGTTTTCTGCTTTGGTTGTGTTGGACTGTCTGACTAAGTGGTTGGCGATTGCACATGATTATCTGGTTAAGCAAGGCAAAACAGCGCCAACTATTTTTCAATCGCTGATTGCCATCAAAGCGGCGAGAAGTGCAGGGCTCATTTCTTCTGAAGTTATGAAGCACCGTTTTTTAGGCAAGATTTGCATATATTTACTATGCGTAATGGCAGCTGCCAGTGCGGATCTGATTATGGTTGAGCTCAGTAAGCCTGCATGGGCAGTGAGTACAATCATCGGCTATTTAACTGCGACGGAATTGTTGAGTATAGTAGAAAACCTCAACGCTGCTGGCGTCGAGGCTGTAAAAGGCTTGATTGATACTATTAAGAAAAAAAGGATGTGATAATATGGATCTTAGACATCTATTAGCACATGAGGTAGCTGCTGGCATCATTGCCACCGGCATCGAAGGCGTGTATGATAGCGTCAGCTGCAGCACTGCCGGCAATTACCCGAGCATGGGAGTGAGCCAGTGGGAGGGAGGCCGTGGGGATAACCTCCTGAGCTGGATTGATGGCGGCCGTAAATTTATCGGCCGTACCTACTCCGATATTGTCAACTCCGGTGAGTTGGATGAGCTGCGCGCTATCCTCGACAGTGAGCAGGGCAGAGCTGCTCAGCTGGAGATACTGGCTGCCGATTGCCTCGATTATGTCGACGCGCTTATGCCATACATAAGCGACAGCAAATGCGTAATTTATGCAGCTATGTGGTGCCCGACTAGCACCAACGTGGTAAGGGTATTTGTGCGTAACCGCAAGAGCTGGGGCTACGATGTAAACAATCTGTCAGCGCTGGCGGATGTGTTTGCGGATGAATATTATAAGGCAGCAGCCGTTGGTGCAATGTATCGTCAGGGATATTCTAATCGCGCCTACAATACGTATAATTATCTGGTTACACATGAGATTGCTTGGGAACTATTGGATGCATAACAGCAGTATTGGCAGAGATAAGGCAGGGAAAATTTATAATTATCCATTTATCGTATAGAAAAAACTGTCAACAATCCGTCAACAAAATCAATTAATTTGATGCTTTTCAGCTAATGTTGGCTAGTTCTCGGAATGGTGCCGAAATGTCCATAAACGCCATGAAATAAGGGGTATGGAGCATTAGTTGATAGTGTTAAATAATATTTTTGCGTTATTCGGGTACAAGAGGCCGTGAGTTCGAATCTCGCCGCCCCGACCAAATTTAAAACTTAGGAACCGCATGAGAATGCGGTTCTTTTTGTATGCTGAAGCTTTAAAGGACGAAAGGAAAATGAGAAAAATACTGCTTTGTCCAATATTTGCTCCAACTGCCTATTTAGAACACTTTAGAATGCATTAGAAAAAGCCTGCTTTTCAACTCAATGAAATAGCAGGCTTTATTCTTTATGGTAGGAGGTTTTTTATTGAATTCTAGTATTATTATATAGTTGTTTATGCTTCAATTGAAAAATATAATGTTGGACATTTCTGTTGGTATATAAATAAAAAGCAAAAAAGAAGCCCCCTAAAATTCGCAAGTCCAGAAAGCGTAAATAAGAGGGCGGCAGGTAGGGCGATTGCTCGTCCTCCTGTCTATATTCTACCACGTTTTAACAAAAATGAAAATACTAATTTGGTTATTCATTGTTAGCGTCGTAGTTGAATCTGTAAGAAATTTTCCTCAATGAGCATACATGAGTGGGTTATATGGGCTCATGTTTTAGCTAGTGGTATATTGATTTTATACTGGTGGATAAGAAGAAGCCGACAACGGAGAGAAAAATAGTGCGGTACTCGTGCTGTGGCGTGCTTGAAGGTGTGGGAAGACGGTGAAGATTGGCGCAAGTTGCGTGGTTATGCTGGGCTGCGGGAAGCGGAGAGCAGGCTGCAAACATTTGAAAGAAGTTATTCTCATGGAGTGGGAAGCCCAGTTTGTAATTTAGAATACATTAACTCTACCGATTATAAGAGAAAGTTTGATGCTTTGTCTGATGATAGGACGCTAAATAGAGCTGTATATGAGCGTTGCAAGGCTATGCTTATACATTAAAGTGGAAAATACAGTGAAGATTTATGTGTTATGACTGCTGATGGAAAGCAGTTGGTGGGCTTAACTACTAATTCTGAAGATGGTTTAACGAAATATACCGATAAACTAAAAGATGAAATCAAAAAACATAAGAGAAATGCACTTATATCAATTCATAATCACGCTACAAACATTCCGCCGACTAGCGCAGATTTTGCTACAGCTGGTTATCGAGGGTATAAATTTGGAGTTGTAGCTTGCCATAATGGAAGAGTATATCTATTCGACAGAAAATGCTCTACCGTTTTCTGCTACTGGATATGACAAAATCTTTTGAAAAATATCAAGATGTGCCATATAATTTAGATAGTGAGAAGGCTATTTTGAAAACAACGGAGATTTTTAGCAAAAGCCACGGTATAATGTAGAGAGAATTAAAATGACAGTTACTTATGTAAAGGATTATATCAATCCTGATTACTTAAAGCTTACACCTGAACAATTAGAGAAAGACATTCAAGAAGAACTCGAAAAATCTAAAGAGTTAAAAGAATGGCCATATCCTCATGATTGTATGTTTGAAGCAGAAGAATAGTATCGATATTAAGCAGTTATTCGGGAAATCCGAACAGCTGCTTTTTTGTTAGACTAATTTAACATCGTTAATCAAGCACGTGTAACAGCGTGCTTTTTT